GTGGAATACTCTGCGCTCTGGAGCACGTTGTATACGATAAATTAGAATGGCATCTTCTAATAATTCTTTTTGTTTGTAAACTTTGTAGATGTTTTCTAACAAACTATTGCCAAACGGATAGTTGTTATCAAGACCTTCTGACAAACTCAAATGCACAATATGTTCTGAATTAATTGCGTTTTCAGTGTGCTGTAGACCAAAACGATTGGTTGAACTTGATCCTTTGCCTCCGCCACCTGCTCCTGCTTGATTACTGCTTCCAGTAAATCCGCCAACTGGTTGTGGGCCGCCATTGGTATTTCTAGGATTGATATTAGGAGTGATCATAGTTGCTACTAAATTTTCAAAATTAGGAGCAATATCTTTTAACACAAACTGTTCTGGCTTTTTGCCTTCGCTTTCGTTAACAATAACTTTGATCAATTGGCTAGGATCTACATAATTCCATTTTTGATTTTCCGGATCTCTAATAAAGAAACTGTCGCCGTACTTGAATGTATTACGTACTATACGGAATATGCGTGTGTCAAACTTTTGTAGGCTATTCCACTGTTGTAAGTATTCGCTAAGAATCTTAATCTCAGCGTTAGTAGCACGTTGACGCCATTTGACACTGAATGGACTTTTTGAATCTTTTAATTTTTGTGTGCAAAATTCTGCAAGAATATCCAAAGCTGCATTGACTTCAGGATCTGAATCCATTACTTCATATTGTTGATAACGCTCAATACGATTTGGACTACCACTGTAAACATCTGGTAGATAACTGCTGTAATTACTTCTTGCCGGGCCTGGTCTGTTGCCGTTATTAAGCCCGCTAATTGTGCTTAACTGACTGCTTTGAGCTACAGGGCTAAAATACTTTTTCCAACTCATAGATTATCCTTATCTTACGCCTGTAGCTTTTTGTGTGGCTTTAGCTGTTTTAGCATTAGCATCGGCTGATTTCTCACTGTGATTAATTAGTTGCACCATATGTTTATTTAACAGTACTAGCTGGTCATTGAGATCTTTTAAGGTTGCATCATGCGTTTTAGCACTGGCTTTTTTTTGGTCGCCTTCATTAAGTTCGGCTGGGTTACGTTTTTTTGCTTCTGCTTCTTTTTTACTATCTGCATCTGATTTTTTAGGTGTAGCTTCCGAAGTCTTTTTAGCTTCAGCGGCTTTAGCTTCGGCTATTTTTGCTTTTTGAGCGTCGGCTGCTTTTTGATCTACAATCTTAGGAGCAAACATACTTCCTAAAGCACCGGTACTAGCACTACGCTTGGCCAAATCTTCTTTTGAATATAGTGTTTCAATTGGTTTTATTTCTGGTCTGCCGTTATCTTTCTCATTTAATGGTGTACCTCCGCCTGAATAAATTTGCTTCATTGCTTCTTCTTTGCTGAGCGGGTTGACGGTTGGCATATCCAGCATACCACCTAATGACTTGGACATTGTAGATTTAGCTTCGTCTAATTTGCTCATGGCGTCTTTGCCAGCCACACTATTCGGATCAACTTCTTTTCCGTCAACAGTCAATTTGCCGCCGCTGGCCATCATTTGACTCATGTCGGGTAACATGCCTCCCATGGCTTCTTTCATCTTGGCTTGTGCTTCTTGTATCTTGCCCATGGCTTCTTTGCCTTCTGGACTATTAGGATCAACAGCTTTGCCGTTTATAGTTAATGTTTCTTTTACGTTTGCTGTAGCTTTGCTGACAGCTTCTTTTTGTATAGCTTCTTGTTCCTTTGCACTAATACCAGATATTTCGCTTGCTTGTTTATTAGCTTCAACAGATATTTCGCTTGCTTGTTTATCAGATTCAACAACTTTTTGTTTGTTTTCAATTTCAGCTTGTGCTTTGATTGCATCAATATTCTTTAAAGTTTCTAATCTATTTGTTTCATTATCAAGGTGTTTTTTGTCGGTTGCTGCTTTTTGCTCGGCGCGTTCTATTCTGCCTTTTTCTAAATTGGTTAATTCCCTACCCTCTGCTGCGGCTTTGGCAGTTATGTCAGACTTCAGTGTTGCTGCGGCTTTTTCAGATGCTAAAGATGTTTCAGTTGCACTGGCTACTATCTTGTTTGCTCCTGAAATTTTATCAGCAACACTCATATGAGAATTTTCTACTTCAAACAACACATTTTTTTGAGCTTCAGTGAGTGTTTTGGTTTTTTCATCTTCATGGGCTTTTACAGATTCTACTTGTTTTATTCCTAAATCTTCAGCAATCTTAACTGCTTCTTCGCTAGCCTTGACTGTTTTTTGTTTATTTTCAGTTTCTAGTTTAGCTTTATATTCGTCTAAATTGCTTAAAACTTTAACAGTATCTTGTTCTCTGGCAAGATTTTTTTCAGCACGAGCTTTTTGTTGTTCAGCTTCTTTTAAATCTAATTCTTCAACGCTGGTTAACTGTCTCTTAGCTCCTATAGCTTTGAGCTGATCAATTTTATCTTGTTGCTCAGCAACGTCGCTTGACCAAGATTTAATTTGATTTTGTGCACCAGCAATAGCTCCTTTGATTTCTTCGGCTGTTGCTTCAGGATCACTATAATCTTTTGTAATTTCTTTTTCGCGAGCTGACATTGGTGCTGGTCCAGCGGCTGTTGCACTAGGTACTGAGCTTATATTCTCTGCAACTTCAGCTGGTGACGGTGCTTTACTGCCTTCACTTAATTGCTTGCCCATGCCTTTAGTAGCTTCAGGTGTTAGCACAGTTTCACCTTTGTGAATTTTTACAATGGCATCTTCAGGTTCAACTGGGCTTCCGGTTTTTGCCAATGTTCCGCCATCTCTACTTGATTTGTAAGGTGCAACACGCCCTGTCTCATCTTTATCTTTGTCTGGAATTGCTTGTGTGGCTTTAGATCCTGGTATCTGATTATTAATACTGTCAACAGCTCCTTTCGCAATTTTTTGTTGATCTGTAGTGGCTTCTTGGGTACTCTGTGCCTTGCCTGTATAACCCACAGCATTGGTAAAAACTTCATAAATTTTTGTACCGGGTTTGATACCGTCATTCAACAATTTGAAATTGTTGGCAAGTCCAGCGGCCTGAGTGGCAGCATTTTCGTTGGCCTTGTTCAACAGTCTTGCGCTGTTTTGTCCAGGATCATCTTTACCTTTTTCATCTTTACCTTGACGCAAATTTGCAGCATCTTCTTTATTTTTCTTTAAAGCAGCAACATATGCATCATTTTCACTCATGCCTTTAGCACGGAATTCTGCAGCTGCTTTTTGAACGTTTTCCATGCCTTGATTGGCATCTAACATTTTCTTACTTTGGTCTCCAATTGCACCGCTTGAATAAACAGCTTGTGATGAAAATTCTTTGCTGGCCATTCTTGCGGCCACGTGTGCTTGTGCCACTTCCAAAGCAGCATCTGCCGCTGCTTTTTCTGCTGGACTTCTTGCGGCCATTTGTTGTTTTAATGCCGCTTCATATTCTCTACCTGCATCTCCTAGTGCAGCCATTTGCGCTTGTCCGGCTTTACTTAACTTACCCGATGCTAGTTCGCTGGTCAATTGTACCATAGGCTGACCAAACATCTCCATTGCTTTTTTAGATTTTTGATAGCCTTCGATTTGTTCTTTTTGCATTAAGTTTTCTAACGCACGAATTTCTGGACGTTTTTCGTCTGCAGCTAATTCTTTAGCCATTTGTTCACGACTAACACCAGTTAATCTAGCTGTTTCGTCTAATTGCACGGCTAACTGTTGTGCTGAAACAGCAGCTTCAGCCGATGACATATTAGATTTACGATTTTGAATGGCACTTAAAGCTGTTACGGATGCTAGCTCTTCAGTACTCATGCCTAAGTCTTGCAACTGAGTGCCTATAGGGCTTTGTCTTACATCGCTAGCTAATTTACTAAATGCTTCTGCACCTTTTTGTGCATTTGCTCCAAGTCCTACAGATTGCACTCCAGTGTTGTGTACAATATCTGCAAATTGTTTTGTAGTAACGCCGGCATCACCGGCCATTTTCACAAACAAACCGATGTTATTGCCACCTATGCCCATTTCTTTGGAGGCGGCGTCCATTTGTGTTTTCCAATCTAGAATAGATCCTACAGTTTGCTGTGCTACTCCAGCTAGAGGTCCAAGATGAACCGAACTTAATGCTGTTTTAAATCCCAATAGTGCTTCTGATGCAGGATTGGCTCCTTCGGTCAGTCGTTTAAAACCTAAATACAGTGGTATGGCTTCTTCACCAACTTTTTTCATGCCGTTCATAGCATTGTTGATAACACCAGAGTCGCCTGAAGGCTTTGGTGCTGCACCGCTGTTTCCACCACTGCTTTGGCCGCCACCTGCGCCCAACATGCCAGCTACAGCTTGAAAGCCTTCTTTGATTGCATTGATGATTTCTGGATCTGCCATAAATTTTTCCTGGAAAAAGTGCGTATATAAATACTAGATACAATATTTATCTGGAGATAAACATGGCAGTTAATCCTTTACAACAATTTTTTAGACAACCTAAAGTCTACATCAAATTACCCAGTCAGGCAGCTTATTCCGCACCTGGAAGTTTTCAAGGAGACCCTGCTAATGTACCAGTGTACGGCATGACTGGCATGGACGAAATTGTGCTCAAGACTCCAGATGCGCTGCTGAGTGGTGAAAGCACAGTGGCAGTTATCGAAAGCTGTGTGCCTTCTATCAAAGACGCTTGGGAAGTCAGCATCATGGATATTAACGTAATTTTTGCTGCGTTGCGTATTGCAACATTTGGTAACAATATGACAGTAACTCATACATGCAATAAATGCAAATCTGAAAACGAATATGAACTAGATCTAAGTAAAATCATTGAGTATTTCAGTAACTTGCAGTATGAAAGTAAAGTTGTTCTTAAAGATCTAGTGATCAAAATACAGCCTTTGAGCTATCGTCAAAGCACAGACTTTAACCTACGCAACTTCAGGCTACAACAAAAATTACGTCAAACAGACGAAATTGAAGATAGAACACGTCAACAAGAACTGATCAATGAATTGTTTAAAGAACTGGCAATTATTCAAAGTGACTTATACAAGGCTAGCGTAGAAAGTGTAGAAATAGCTAACAAAGTTGTAACTGAAAGTAGTTTTATTTACGAATGGCTCAACAACTGTGATAAAAACATTTATGATGCTATCAAAAATCATATTGAAGCAAACAGAAAATCTATGAATAATCCTCCCTATCATGTTAAATGTGACAATTGCGGAACTGAAGTTGATTTAACTGTAGAGTTGGATCAAAGCAATTTTTTCGAGATAGCCTGATTGGTTTGACTCCTCACGAGATTCAAGACAAACTAATTGGGCTAGAAAAAGAAACCAAACGATTTAAAGAAGATTTATTTAGAATTAGTTGGTACATGCGGGGTGGAGTTACGGTAAACGATCTTCTCACAGTTTATAGTGCAGAAG